TCAGCTTCATGACAACTGACATTAACTGATCGTGCATTTTTTGTATTTGTTCTATAGCCATCTCGTCTCCGCTACCAGACTGAGCCTTTTTCCAAGCATCTTTGCTTGGTCTATCTGGATCTCCCGGTTTTGCTGGCTTATAATTTTTTCCCTCACGCTCCTTTTTCTTACGAATATTTTCCCATAGACCGGGCTTTTCTGCCGCACAGTCCCATTCTTCTATTGTTTCTCCAAAGTCTACATATTCTGCTGCTGTTGGAACATAAAAATTATCTTCATTTAATTCTTCTTCATATCCATATGCTTCGATTTGCATTTGAAAATCGGCGGCTTCTATACAATTACAATCTGCTGTTGCTTGCTGTATGCAAATAGCCACTCTTTGTTTTTCATCTGGATATTCTTTCTTCATTGTTTCATTACTCATACAACGAGAAACAAAATTATCTTTTTGTTCATCTTTTCTTCTTGGTGGGATTGGCATAATATTCTCCTATTTAAGTATTAAATTTTTAGCTTGTGAAAAAATATTCTCTATACTACCTTCTGGTATTTTTGGCTTGAAATATGTAAAAATTTGCTTTATCATTTCATGTTCTGGATCTTGTGTTATCTCAAGCCATCCAACAAAATAGTTCCATATTCTATCTTCTAGAATAAGTGGATATTTTACACCAAGTGGTCTTCCAAATCTATGCAACCATCCCAGTTTTGGTAGGCATATATTCTTTCCACCATTTCTTCTGAATTTTTCTGCTATATATCCTTCTTCTCCCCCAAATCCCTTAAAGTGTTCAGATATACCGGGCCAATTCTTTTTCTCAAATGAACATAGGCCCATGCCTTGCATTAATATTTCAAATGGTTTATTTAATTTATATTTTTCATGGTCTGTTCCCCATGTTCCATACATATCTCCACTCCAGTTTGGATCAAAATGGGTAGAAACATTATTTAAATCATCATATACTAATGGCCCCTGTACTAAATCTTTACAATTTTTATTTTCTAAGTAATAATCTAATAGTGAGTTAATGGCATTTTGTACCAATAAAACATGACAATCTAAAATAAGAACATATTTTCCGAGTGCGTGTTTTGCTATTTCATATTTATTAAAACTAGAGCATTTATCTTCTTTTGGTATATATCTACCAAGTTTATTTAATCCGTTTTCGACAAATCTCTGAGTTGCTTTACCACTTTCACTATTTGGATTATTATCTAGAACAACATATTCTACCACATCTGTATTACATGCTTCATGGTACATTCTTAAGCCTTGTATGGTAAAGAATACACCATCATAATCATCATAAGTTGCCATTCCAATTGTTAATAATTTTTTCATTTTTCAATACTCAACCGGGGGATTCATAAAAACCTATGTCGAAATCTTCTCTTTTACAATCATTGACAGTCTTTTGCATACCATTTTCTTGTAAATATCTATCTATATATACACACATACTCTGATCTGTGTCTTTCCAGTTATTTTTACAAAAATGGCATAATTTAGTGCATTTCCAGTTACTTCTATCATCAGAAATAGGTTTTGGCTTGTTGTTTTTCTGTATTTCCTTAAATCTATCCTTAAGCATATTTAAGAATATGGTCTGATCATTTTGGTCAAAACATAGTGAAAATGGCCCACCGTCTTTAATGAAAAATATGGACATAATTGACTGTTTATATTCTGGAAAAAGCTTAGATATTGCATAATTATATAGCAATAATTGTGGATCTTTGCCTAATTTAGCGTATGTTTTTTCTTCTCCAGTAGCCCAATCTAACCTTCTTCCAGTTTTCCAATCGACCACTTCTATAATTCCCGGCTCAGATTCTGTTACAAGATCTATTGTGCCTTTTATTGCTAATTGTCCCTTAATCTTTTTACCGTCTATTTCATATTCGTATTTTGCCCAATCTTCTTCTATTGGAATGTCAAAATGTGGTTCTGCGGCAATAATCTTTCTATTTCTTGGATCAAATTGTCCATTGTTAAAATTTAACGCATTAAAGCATAATTCTAGACAATCATTTTTATCATATTTTGAAAATGTATTATGAGACTTATTAGTATAAAAATCAAAGCTTTTTTCTAGTAATTGACTCACAATTTCTTTTTTAAATAATGCTGATGAACCCACAGATATATTTCCTACAGCATCATCATTAATAGTTATTTTTTTACTCTTTGGATTATCTTGTAGTTCTTTTTTAAGCTTGGCTAATGATTCCATTACCTTGTGGATAATTGTTCCAAGGTCTGCCTTTTTTCCACTTAAAGACTGATACCCAAGAACATATGTAATAAAATATTGCATCTCACAATAAGCATAGTTATTATAACTAGAAGATCTAACGTATGTTACAATCATATTAGTTCCATATAAAGTTTAATTTTTGTAGTTGAGAACACAAATTGCCAATGTCTCCTTGACTATTATTTACTATAAAATCAAAATTTGACCAATCATAATTATTTTGATCTAAAATACATTCACTTTCATGATCGCTATTATATATATCTCTTGTTAATCTTAATATAATACCATTATTTTCTTTTATGGCAGATATTTCATTTGGAAATCTAACATCTGGTATGATAGCAACTTCTGGTTTTTCTGCTAGGATTGAGTTAATTGTTGCATTTACCCAAGCTTGTGGATATATTTTTCTAACAATGGTTGTACCAAAGTATTGTAGGAATTCTCTAGATGTCATTAATCCACTTTTATTTTCATTAAATGGAACGTCTTTCCAATCTATATTTATTACAGTATTTTTATCTTCATTTGTTCCATATACTTGCTTATGATTTAATCCAAATAAAGCTATGGATAATTCCTTTAAAGGATCTGCAAAGTGATATATCTTAACATAGGGCCAAAGTTCTCTTTCTGCATATTCTATAAACGTATCGTCTTTCCTTGTTACATCTAAAATTCCATATCCAATTTTACCAGAAGAATTTTGTGTTTCTATAACTAAGTTTCCAGAAGGATCAATATAGAAACTTTCTATCATTTGATACTTCTTTAGGATTTCTCCATTTATATAATTAGCTGTTGTATTTTTACCAGCTTGTTTTCTTCCAGATATACCGATAATTTTAGTCATGTTAATATGCACCTTTTAGATTATTTAAGATCTTTGTTTGTATTTGTTCTACCGACATATCTCCAATATCTTTACCATATATCTTTGGAAAAGATAATTTATACATCCTATTGAATTGTCTTTTTATTTGTATCTTAGATTCTCTTCCAGCTTGATCATTATCTGTTAATATTATTAAATGTGTAATTGGTAATTTATATAATATATCTTCTTGTTCTTTTGCTATTGTTTTACCAAAAATACTAATAGCGTTCATAACTCCAGCTTCATATAGTCTCCAAACATCACCCTGTCCTTCTGTAATAAATAGGCACGATGTTTCTGAGGCTCTTTGTATTGCTCTATGATAATTGTAGAGATAATATCTTTTGTCAAAACCCTTTGGATACAATAAAAACTTTGGTAACTTATATTCTTTTACTGATCTTCCTATAAGTCCCACAATATTTTGTCCATCCTTATCGTGTATGGGTACTATAACTCTATCTTTCATGGATGTGATTTTAGTATCTGTACCAACATCAAAGTGTTTTAGTGTATCTATCTTAAATCCTCTTTGTGTGAAATATTCATGTGTAAAATTTGGATTATATTCTATATTAAGATTTTGTTGTTTGTATGTTTCATTATTACAAAAAATAGATAAAATTTGATCTGTTATATCGTCGGATACTGTAATATCATGTATTTTACTTTGTTTTACTTTTTTTACCTGTAATAAGTCACAAGACCATTTTAATACATCAGAAAACTGTAAATCTTTACCATTCTTTTCTGATAAAACTCCTTTAATCAATCCAAAAATATCATTCTTATGATCACATTGACAATCTCTAGTCCAACATTTCCAGTATCCTTTTTGAATAGAATATGAGAAAGCTCTTGGATTATCACTTCCATGATGAATAGGACATGTAGAATATAAGTTATCACCAATAACTTCATATTTCATGTCTAGTCTATCAAAAACTAACTGATAATTATTCTGTAGCTGAATCTTGATCTGATTCAAGTCCATCTCTTATCCTTTGAATATCATTATTGTCAACTAGACCGGTATCACCAACTGGTTGATTTTTAAATTCATTTCTAGTTCTTAATTCTATTAATTTAGAATGAGAACCTTGCATTACCATATTTATATAATCACCATCATTTAGTCCACCGCCATGCCTAGTGACAACTGGAACTAATTTCCTGTTTCCAGCATTTGGACCATCTTCAGCCAATTCTTCTGGTGATTTTAACTTAAATATGGAAAAAGACGTACATAGCCATATTAATCTATCCGATCCACTAACCGCATCAGTACTTTCTCTCGTTATACCATCTCTATTTAGCTGTACAAATGATAAGCATGGAATATCGAGCTTAACACATAAATTATGCAACGAAGTAATTTGAAATCCAAGAGCTTGATATTCTTGTACATTATTTGTGATAGATTCTGACGACATTAATTTTAAATAATCATATATAATTAAACAGTCGTTTGTCTTACCGGTTTCATCAGTTTTTACCTCTTGAACAACCCATCGCTTTATTAAATTTAGAATTTGCTCAAATGGCTTACCAGCGACACTAACATAATTATAAGATATATTTTCTAGCTTTTTACATGCCAATACTACCTTTTCATATTTTTCTTGATCATCTGTAAATTTACCAGTTGCAATTTCATTGATTGGAACACCGCTAATATTAGATAGTAGTCTATTTAGATGATCTTCTTTACTCATTTCTGTATCAAGCATTAATACTGGAATTTGTTTTGATGCAACGTTTAATGCTACATTATCAGCAAATACGCTCTTACCAACCTTTGGTCTTGCTGCAACTAGATCAACGCACTTCCTTCTTAATCCGCCACCAATAGCTTCATCAAATTTATTAAATCCAGTTGGTATTCCAATGATATCACATTTGTTTTCTACTAGAAATTCTATATAGTTATTGATATCTGAACCAATCTTTGTTGGTCTTTCACCACCATCGTCTTCTCTTAAGAAATCTACTACTGGATTTTCAAGGATTCCAATAATATCATTAATTGATTCTGTACCATTTATGGTATCAATATCTTTATTTATCTTATGAGTTAGTTGCTTTATCTTGCGGGCAAACTCAAACTTCTTAATTTGTGCAGCAAAACTAAGTATATTATCTTTATTTACTGGAAAGTCAAATAGAGATTTAATATACTTTAATTCTTGTGGCGTATTAAGAATATCAATTACACTTAACTGTGTGGCGGCTGATAATAAAGATGTTATATCTACTTTTTGTTCATTTGATATAATACGTTCTATACATTTATATAGAATTTGATTATTCGTATTACCAAAAGTATCTGCA